ATAAATATAATGGACAAACTGTAAAACAATTTATTTTAGATAATTCTACAGAGGAGAAATAGCAGTGGAAGAAATAAAAGATAGATGTATAAGTAGAAAAGAGTATCTAAAAAGAGATGATAGTAATGTTGGTTATGCTCTACATGTTCAGAACAATATAAAAAAAGATGATTATGCAAGATTTAATACAGGAGAAATAGTGAAAGTAACAGGAATAAGAGAAAATCAAGTAAATAAAAAAGCTATTTATTTTGGAGCATATGATGAAGATTGGTGCGATAGTGCTGCGGTAGAGAACTTCTCAGAGAACATAATAGACTTAATAGAAGTAGGAGATATAGTAGAATATCAAGTTAATTCTTTAAGTAAATTAAAAATTGGTAGAGTAAAGAGCTATAGAGATGCTAGAAGTAATAAAGAATATTTAGGTGTTGAGGGATTTGATATTACAAAGATATATATAAAATCAATATTAACACATGAACAGTATAATGCAAATTGCTATAAAATAGAGCAAAAATAACAAACTTAATATAAAAAAGTAGTACAAGTTTGTTAAAAAAGTATAAAAATAGGATTATTTTAGAAAGGTTAGAAGGGGTTATAATGATAAACGATAAAATAAATAAAGAATATAGATATATGGTTTATAACAATTTAAAGAAAGAATATCAATTTTCTAGAATATGTGAAACAACAGAAAAAGGTGCAAATACCTTATTGTTTAAATTTATTGGAAATGATGCAAGAAAATATAGATTTAAAGTTGTAAAAGTAGAAAAAGAAAAAGCTTACCAGATAGTAAAAGACTTAAAAATAAAATATAAGGCAGAAAGAATACATAGAGAGATAGAAAACATACCATTACAACAAATAATAAATTTAGTTAAAGAAAATGATAGATTATCAAAACACAAAATACAAAAAGATACAATAAATATAAAGACATACAAAGAATGGTGCAAAGAATTAGAAGAAAAAGAAAACATAAGAATCTTTAATCCATATGGATTTATAAACATAGAAAATTTTAATGAGAATATGAAGTTTACAAAGCAAGAATTTGTTAAAAGATTAAGTTGCTGCACAATAATTTCATGTTAAGAGAAAAGAAACGATTAGTTACTGGAGAGGATTGATAAAATGAAAAATATAAAAGATATTAAAAACACATCTGGACTTAAAATCATAGCAGAAGGAGAAGATGGATTTGCAGGGATAATATATACAAAAGTTAGTTACAAAAATGGAAAACCAAAGTTTGAGAATGAATTATTTTTTATATTTAGCACAGGTTGTAGTTTTGAGCATCTAAGTGTATCTACTCCAGCTAGATGCCCAACTTGGGAAGAAATGTGCTATATGAAAGATGTTTTTTGGAATGATGACGAAGTTTGTATGCAACTACACCCTAAGAAAGAAGAATATGTAAATAATCATGACTATTGCTTACATATATGGAAACCTATTAATCAAGAAATACCAACGCCACCTAGTGTCTTAATAGGTATAAGAAAAGGTCACGAACTTGAAGATGTGGAAAAAATGAAAGAATTAAGAAAAGAAATATATAGTCAATTAAAAAAGGAGTAAAAAATGAAATTTGAATGTTCTAAGTGTGGCAAATGTTGTTCTAACTATTTACCGCTTCAAAAAGAAGAAATAAAGACTATGAAAAAATTAGCAATAAAAGAAAATAAACATTTACTAAATAAAGATTGGTATAATATTTGTCCTTTTCTAAATTACAAAAATGAGTGTGATATATACGAAAATAGACCTTTAATTTGCAGAGAGTATTCTTGCTACAATTATGAACATAACATTTACAATTTAGAAGCATTTAGCAAAATACCAGAAGAAAATTTTAAAATAACAAATGTAAGAAAAGAGATATTTAATAATGAAGGAGTTTAATATGATAACGAAACAAGAATTTGTTGATATTATTAACAGATTGAGAGATTATAACGATTTACAGAACAAAATAGATGATTTATTTAAAGACAATATAGAAAATAGAGAAAGAGACTTTATGAATGCAGGTAGTATATGTATAGGACATGAAACAGTAGTAGTGAAGTTGTTAGAAAATATGTTTAATGACAAAGGAGAAGTAATAAGTTGGTGGCTATATGAGTGTAATTATGGTAGAGATTTTAGCTTAGGAGATTTAGAAGTTGATGGGGTAGAAATAGATTTAACTACACCAGAAAAATTATATGATTATTTAATATCAGAAATGGGGAATAACGATGGAATTAACACATAGACAAAGAAAACAACTAAGTAAAATACTTATACAAAAAGATGAAAAACAGTTAATGAAATGGATAGATGATGTACACAATGGGATAATAATAGAAAGTGAACAAAAATCGAAACAATTGATAAATGATTATTTAGACTTGTATGGTATTACAGTAGCATATACTTTACATTATGTATGTGGATTTGGAAAGAAAAGATTAACAGAAGTTATGTCAAGAATATGGAACAATATAGACTGTTTCAAAGAAGGTTATTTAAGTATAGATGACTGTGTAAATGAATTAAAAGAGTATGGAATAACTTTCACAGAAATAGTAAATAGTGAAAATAAAATAAAATGGAAGGAGCAATAATATGGAACTAGATTTTCTATTATCTAAAAACAGATATAATATCATACTAACATTAAAAAATATGTTTTTAGGAATTTATATCGTTGTAGCAACAATAACTATACTTATTCTTACATTAATGCCAAGTCCACATAATATATTTCTTATACTTTTTGTACAGCTATTAGCTATAGTGAATATTATTGAAGAGTACATAATGCAAGAAATAGAAAAGAGATTAGATTTTGAAGAAGGAATAGAAACATACAGAAGAACTGGTGCAATACCATATGAATTATTTCACAATATTATAAAACCAGTTAATCGAGATAATTTTCACATTTGTAGAGAATTAAATAATCAAGGGAATATATCAAAATGGAGTATATATAGAAAAGACATGTCAACAGAGGATTATTTTAGTAAAGAAAACAAGGCTATATTAACAGAAAAAGACGGACTTTTAAGTTTGATTTTTTTCGCAAAAGGAGAAGAAAAGAATGCAAAAAGTTTCAAAAGAAATAAAAAAACAAATGGAAAGAGAACTAAGGCAATATTGGACTAATAAAAGCAAACTAGATAGATTAATAAAACAATCCAGTTGCAGTACAAGAACATTACTATATTGTCAAGAAAGAATTAACTATGTAGAAAATGTAATAAACAGGCTAAATAGTTTTGAAAAAGAAGTATTTGAACTAATATTTAAAGAAAACTGCGATTTTACGTATTGTGAACAAATGAAGCACATTAATAAGAATACTTACTACAATATATACAATAAGTCTATATATTATTTAGCACAAGAATTTGGAATAATTTAAAGAGGGCAGAAAAAATAGGGAAAAATAGCCCTTTTTTTTTGATACAATTAATATGGTAGTAATGTAGGTAATGAAAACTTACATACTGTCTTAGTAATTTATCATTTTTTCTCCTGAAAAGAAGAAATAACCCCAAGTATTCGTGACCAGACTGGAAAAGTCAAAATCCCAAGGTTACGGTGGTGTAAGAGTAGTAAGCGTCTACTACTCTTTAAATAAAATATTAACGATACTAGCTAATTAATATATCCTTCTTTCGCTCGTATAAACTAAGAAAAATAATGTTTTTCTAATATTTTATAAGCAAATTTCCTTTTAAATAAAATTTATCATAGACAATGCTAGTTAAGTCTATATATTGCGATTGTAGAGAAACGGTATCTCGCTAGTCTCATAAACTAGAGTAAGTTAGTTCAATTCTAACCATCGCAACCAAGCCCCATAACTGAAAGATAGAGAGGGCTTTCATGGTTTCATTTTATTTTTGTAGCTATCATTAGTGTAGTGGTGGAATAGACATATTACGTTTAGTGCGTAATATGGTAAAACTAAACGGCGGTAGAGTACGGTGGAAAGACCCATTATCGCTGAATGGTAATAGTAGACACTGTGCAGGTGCAGAATAACGCACGAACATAATTGACCTTAAATAGATTATGAAGTAGTGGCGGAGATATCCCAGTAGATAAGTTTAAGTAAAGCTCAAAAGTTATTCATATAAGGTGCAAATCCTTATCCACACTAAAAGTCAAACAAGAGTAAACCTGGCTAGCAAGGGGGCGTGTATCCTACCTACTAGCAAAAATCACTATAAATAATATGTAGGATAGAATAAATTATATCTTACATAATGTTTATATAAAAAATAGAGAGGAGAAAAATACTATGAGAATAATGATAAGTCAACCAATGAAAAATAAAAGTTTAGAACGTATAAGAAGGGAGAGACAACAATTAGTAGATGAATTACAAAAACAAGGATATTATGTATTAGATACAATATTTACAGAAGAAGCACCAAAAGATTGTGACGAAAGTATTTATTATTTAGCAAAATCAATAGAAGTAATAGGAAAAGTAGATGCTGTAATATTTATGTCAGGGTGGGAGAATGCAAGAGGTTGCAGAATAGAACACCAAGTAGCAGTAGATTATGGAAAATTTATAAAGGAGATATAAGAATATGGATTTTGGAGAAGCAATTAAACTATTAAAACAAGGAAAAAGAGTACAAAGAGAAGGTTGGAACGGAAAAAAACAATATATAGAACTTGCAACTAGTATAAGCTATGTAAATACAAAGAATGAAACAATAAATGTAGAACATGATGCGATAGGAAACAAAGCTATTGCTTTTGTAGGAACATCAGGAGTACAACTAGGTTGGCTTGCAAGTCAAGCAGATATGTTAGCAGAAGATTGGAGGATTGTAGAATAATGACTAATGAAAAATTTTTAGATAAATGCAAAGATTTAGTAAAAGAATATGCTATAGAGCATTTAGATAAAACAGACGAAATACCAAACTTTAATGTATATGTAGTATGGAGTTGCAAGACATTACAAAATAGTAAAGCATTATTAAGTACTGACTTAAAAGATGGAATGTATTATGAGTGTACTATGGACGGAGACAAGAAGAAAATATACTTCGATGCATATAAAAAGTTTGAAAATAGAGCCATAGATATTGAGGAGTAAATTATGAAATTTATAGTAAATAATACAGAATGGACAATAGAAGAGCTAGAGAAAGAAAAGCTAGACGAAATGTATAAAGAAGAAAACGAAGGAAAAGTATATTTTACCTTCGGAGTAACTAAATATCCAACACATATTATTTATATAAATAAAGACATGTGTGTTTCTCAAAAAATAAGAACATTAAAACATGAACTAACGCATTGCTACATTTATAGCTACGGATTATACAACGTAATAGAAATAACAGAAGAGATAGTATGTGACATAGTAGCAAGTAGCAATGATTTTATAAATAAAGTAGTAGAACAATACATAAAAGAAATAGAAAAGGAGCTTATAAATGACTAATTCACAGAAAAGATTTTGTGATGAATACTTAATAGATTTTAATGCAACTAGAGCTTATAAAGCAGCTTACAAGAGCTGTAGAAAAGATGAAACGGCAAATGTTAATGGTAGTAAGCTACTAAGAAATACTAAGGTGCAAGAATACATAGCAGAAAAACAACAAGAAATGCAAGAAAGAAACAAAATAACACAAGATACAATAATACAAGAATTAGCCAAGATAGCACTTTTCAATATAAAAGACATTTATAACGAAGATGGTACATTGAAAAAAGTTACTGAATTAGACGACGATACAGCAAAAGCAATTTCTGGAGTAAAGATACTACAAAAAGCTGGAGCAATGAAAATAATATTAAGCAAAACTAACGATAAGACAAAAGCATTAGAACTACTAGGAAAACATCTTGGAATGTTTAAAGAAAACGTAAATCTCACTCAGGACAAGCCTTTTGAGGTAAATATCAACGTAAAAAAGAAAAACTGAAATATATTATGTTAAGAACAGTAATATCAATACTTACAGGCGATAAAATGTCAATTATCCACGGGAGAAATACCCACTTAATTAACATAATATAATTATGGAAAGAGGAGTTAAATGGATATAGACATTACAGAAAAACAAGAACAATTTATTAACTCAGAAGCATTTGAAACATTATTTGGCGGAGCAGCAGGACGGACGGCAAAAGTTATGGACAACTAGTAGATGCTTTACTATATGCATTAACTTATCCTAAATCAAAACAAATAATATTCCGTACAACATTTCCAGAATTAGAAAAATCAATAATAAGAACTAGCTTAGAATTTTATCCAAGAGACGTAGCAACATATAATAGCTCAAAACATACATGGACATTTAGAAATGGAAGTATAATAGATTTTTCATACATAGCAACAGAAAAAGATGTTTATCAATATCAATCAGCAGAATATGATGTAATTCGATTTGATGAATTAACACATTTTACTGAATTTATGTATACATATATGATTTCAAGATGTCGTGGTGCTAATCCATATCCAAAAAGAATAAAGAGCTCTACTAACCCAGGAGGAATAGGACATGAATGGGTAAAAGAAAGATTTATCAATTCAGGAGAGCCAAACAAAATACACGAAATTACATTAGAAAATAACAAGAAAAGTACTGTTGTATTTATTCCTTCTTTAGTACAAGACAATATATTCATGATGGATAGCGACCCAGATTATATTAACAGACTTGAATTGTTACCAGAAAAAGAAAGAAAAGCACTTTTATATGGAGACTGGGATATATTCGATGGTCAATTCTTTAGTGAGTTTAGACGTGATATACATGTGTGTGAACCATTTGTAATACCAAAAGATTGGAGGATATTTAGAACTAGAGACTATGGATTAGATATGTGTGCAACTGTATGGATAGCAATGGACTACCACTTAAATGCTTATGCTTATAAAGAATTCTACGAACCAAACTTAATTGTATCTGCAGCAGCAGAGAAAATAAATGCTATGACAGATGAGAAGATAACAACAGATTATGCTCCACCAGACTTGTGGAACAGAAATAAAGATACAGGAAAGAGTACAGCAGATATATTTGCACAAAATGGTCAATATTTAACTAAAGCAGATAATAATAGAATAACAGGTTGGCTTGCAGTACATGAGTGGTTAAGAGTATTTAATGATGAACAAGGAATACCAACTTCTAAGCTAAAGATATTTAGTAATTGTAGAAACCTAATAAGAACATTACCTGCAGTACAACATGATGAGAAAAATCCAAACGACGTAGCAGTAGAACCACACGAATTAACACACATGCCAGATGCAATAAGATATTTCTGTACAATGTGGCAAAGTCCTATGTCTAAAAAAATAATTTTACCTAAAGGAAATTATACTATAACTGAATTAGAGGACTTAGGATATAAGGATATAAATACACCAATCAAAGTAAATGTAAATAGACCAATATCGAGGAGGAGAAGATGATGGAACTAATACTAACTATAATAACATTAATTCTTTTATTTACTTTAAACATGGCAGCAATATTTTTGCTTAATAACACGTTACAAGAAGTACTTAAACAAATAAGTCAAAGAAATACGGAAAATGCAGAATACAATAATAAAGAAAGTAAATCAAGAATAAGAGCAAGAATTGCACCGACAGATTTTAGTAACGTTTTAAATGGACGAGCTTATGACAAATATAAGAATAAAGATGGATTATATGAACCAGTGAAACAAAAAGGTGGAATACCATTACAAACTAACAAAAAAGAGGAGTAGTGTATGGAAGATAGAATAGAGCAAGCAAACGAATATGACGAGATTGTAAAGCAAAAGAGAGCTAAAAGAGCAGCATTAATGTCTGAAAAAGAGATTGAAGAAGCGGAACAATTTATCATGTGGTATAGAAGAGCTTATGAAGATAAGCAAAGACTTGGTTTAATGAAAAAGTGGGACGACATCGCTAAATATTGGGAAGGCGATTTCGATTACAGCGACGAAGATGACCCAGCACCAAACACAAACATTACAAATGCAAATGTAGAAGGAAAAACAGCATTGCTGTGTGACCAAACACTAGCAATACAAGTAGACCCAAGAGAACCAGGCGACAAACCATTTTGTGACCAAGTAAGAACTATTGCAGACTTTATAAAAGATAAGAATAAGATGTATCGTAAGATAGAAGTACACGAAAGACGTAGAGAAATGACTGGAACTGGTATATTTAGAGTTTTATGGAATTTTGACAAACTAGAAGGAAAAGGACTTCCAATAATTGAACCAATACACCCATCTAAATTATTCATAGACCCAGCAATAACAGATGTGTACGACATACAAGAAGCTCAATACATAATAGAAGCAAAAGCAAAGTCAATTTATAGTGCAAAGATGGAATATGGAGATGACATTGCGGATTGTATAATAGCAAACTATGACCCAATAGAAAATTTAATTCAAAATAGCGAAGAAGAGCAATACGTACATTTACTCGTATGGACTAGATACAAAGAAAATGGAAAAATTAAATTAAGACTAGTAGAAATGTCAGCAGATGGAGTTATTCTAAAAGATACTAAAAAAGAATTAAAGAAAGTATCTGAAAAAAGAGAAAACGAACTAATAGAAAAGCAAACTAAACTATTAGAACAAGGAAAGACTAAAGAAGCTAGCGAATTAAAAGCAGAAGAGTTGGAACTATTTCCAAATAGTAAATATCCATATTTTCTAACTCCAGATATGTATAGAGAAAATACGGTATGGGCAAAAGCAAGTGCAGAATTAGTACTTCCTATATCAGACCAGATAGACGAACTTGACGACAGTATATTAAGAAATGCAAGACTAACTGGTAACCCAATACCAATAATTGAAACAAGTTCTGGTATAGATGCAGAAAAAGTAACAAATACACCAGGACAAACAATAGTAGCAAATAACATAAATGGTATGAAGTGGTTACAGCCACCTAACATACCACAATATTTAATAGAAAAAAGAGCAGATACAATAAACAATGATAAAACAATTGTAACAAGATTTAGTGACCAAATGATTGGTAAACAACAAACAGGAGTTGGAACAGCTACAGAGAGCTTAGCATTGCAAAATTCAGGCAATAGCATGATAGAACACAAAAAAGGTTTATTACAAGAGACATTATCAGAAGTATTTGAATATGCAATAGAGTTAGCACTGCTTAACTGGAATACAACAATGATATTTAGAATTGTTGGAGAAGATGGAAAAGATAAATTCACATCATTTAATCCAGATGGGCTTAACAGAATTCCTATTCTTACAGAAGCAGATACTGAATACAGAAATGCATATAAAGAAGCTCATAAAGATGCTAAACCAGAAGATTACGAATATATGCAAGTATATAATGAAACAAGACAAGTTATGTTTGATTTAAGTGTATCAGTTGGTGCAGGATTACCAAACAATCGTGCATATAGATATAGTATAGTAAGGCAATCATATGTAGATAAGGCAATATCAACTCCAGAGTATAGAAATTGGTTAGTAAAGCAAGTGGGATTAAATATTCCAGAAATACCAAAAACTATACAAGAACAACAGCAGATTGGAATATATGACCAAGAAACAATTGAAAAGACACAACAAGAGCAAGCATTACAACAAAGTATGAATGCAGGAGTTGAAGGATTAAATGCAAATGGTAATGTACAGACTAGTTATTTAAGAGAGATTTAAAAAGGGGTCGAAAATGACCCGTTTCAGAAAGGAGTATCAAGATGAATTATCACGGATATGAATTAGAAAATGGACAAGTTTGCAAATGTGGTTATGAATTTAAAATAAATGATATAACAAAACTACAAAGAGTTGGCGAAACTTTATATGGTGGAGCAGTAAAACATTTAAGCAAAACAAACTGTCCATGTTGCAATAGAGAAACCTTATTACTTTTAAAGCAACAAGGTCAAACTTATGTTATTAAAGGAATAATGCAAAAAGAATTATCAAAAATAGATAATAGTACAAATACATCTACAAAAGAAGTCACAGAAGAGCCTAGAATAAATTCTGAGGAGTCTGAGACGATAAGTAATGAATTTATATGTCCAGTATGTAAAAGGATATTTAAAAACAAATCTGGGCTAACAAATCACATGAAAGTACATTAAATTGATATTAATATTTTATTTTAAATAAATTAGAGGAGAAAACCTGGCTAAAAATCACTAGAGTGACATAACACTGGCTAAAAAATGGAAAGGAGCTAACATGGAATTAGACGGAATTGATTTAGGTACAATACCTGTAAACACAGAAGATGGAATTGCATTACCAACAGTTGATACTGGAGATAACGATACTGCAAATAATGATGTAGTAGATGATACAATCCAAGATAATCAACCAGAAGATAATCAAAATCCACAAGAGCCAGAAGATGACAAAAAAGTTAATCTTCAAAAAGGCGTAAACTATGAGAGAAAATTGAGAAAAGCTGCTGAAAAAGAAAATAGAGAACTTAAAGAACAATTAGCTCAATTAACTCAAAAAACTAACACAGCACCAGAAAAGAATACAGTAGACGAATTGATAGAAGGTGGCGTAGACCCTGAAATTGCAAAGTCAATAAGTGCAGCAATAAATAAAAAGGACAAAGGCTCAGAGCAATTAAAGAAAGAACTTGCAGATATGAAGTTTAAGCTAGAACTATCAGAGAAGTCTAAAGATAGTGAATTTTCTGACATATTAGAGCATGAGGACGAAATAAGACCTTTAGTCGACAAAGGCTTAAGCGTAGAACAAGCTTATTATGCAGTAAATCACAATAGGGTTCAAAATACTAATAGGGAGATAGAAAAGAAAGTAGAGGCAAAGCTACAAAATAATCAAACTAGAAAAGAAATTCTACAAAATATTAATTCAAATGGAGGTAATGCAGTAAAAAATACTGACAGTACACCAAAAGCAACAGCATTAGAAATAGCTGCAGCACAAATGGCAGGAATTGATATTAAAGATTATTTAGCAGCTAAAAACTCTAATTCGATTAATGATTATGACGAATACAATAAGAGAAAAGTAAAATAAGTTTTCATTCCTATATTTACCTAAAAAATAAATATAGGAGGTGGCTAATATGCCAACAACAGCACAAATGCTAACAAGAGAGAATTTTGCTAGCTTATTAACACCAATACATAAAAAAATATTCTTTGATTCTTACAACGAAGTACCAGCAACTTACAAAAAGATATTTAAAACAGATAAAATGAGAGCTAAACAACAAAGCTATCCACATCTAGGAGCTTTTGGTTTATGGCAAGAAAACACAGAAGGTCAAAAGTTCAATCATGACAAATTCGACGAAGGAGAGACAGCTTTATTTGAAGCAAAAAGATACGATAAAGCTTATCAACTTACATGGGAATTAGTACAAGACGACCTTTATAATGTTATGGAAGGTATAGGAAAAGGTGGTTCTGCTAAAGCTTTAGGAAGAGGTTTAAGAGGAACTGAGGAAACACATACATCTAATGTAATCAAAAATGGATTTACTAATGTAGGTTATGATGGAGTATCTTTATTCTCTGCAAACCACCCATTAATAAATGCTACAGGAGTAGTTTCTAACTTAATTCAAGCAGAATTAAGCGACCAATCTTTAAAAGAAGCTATGACATTAATGAGACTACAAAAAGATGAAGCAGGACTACCAATTGTTGCTTCTGCTAAAAGGTTAGTAGTATGTCCAGAATTAGAGTTTGTTGCAAAAGCAATAGTAAATTCTATTTTACAAAGTGGAACAAACTTTAATGATGTAAATACTGTACCAAACTTAGAAATCGTAGTATGGGATTACTTAAGCGACCCAACAGGACTTACAAAACCTTGGTTTATTCAAGACCCATTATTTGAAAACTTGCTATTCCTAAGAAGAGAAGCACCTATCTTTGGTTCAGAGAAAATCTTTGACCAAATGGACTACAACATGTATGGTTATACACGTTATGATGTAGGATACTGTGATTGGAGAGGATTAGTTGGTTCTACTGGTACATCAACAACTGCTTTAGGTAGTTTAGATGTAACACTAGCTGCAGGAGCAGATACTACTCATACTAAAGTAACAAATGTTACTGGAAATAGTAGTGGAACTTTAAAATATAAAGTTGGAGCTTCTGTAAATAAACCAAGCTATGGAGATTCAGCAAGTGATTATACAGCATTACTATTAAATACAGATATAGCTTGTGCTTCTGGAAACAAAATTGTTGTTGTTGAAGTTGATGCTCTAAATAGAGTTGTAAAATCAAGTAACGTAGAAAACGTTGTTGTAGGAGCATAACTAAAAGGGAAGCAGTTCTTGTTTCCCTTTATTTTTTTAGATTTTACGAAAGGAGATTAATATGTCAAATTCTTTTGAAGAAATAAGCAAATATACAGCTCAAAGTGGTGGAAGACCAGATTCAAATTTATCAAATGATTCTAACCATTTAGGAGGAATTGCAGCAGAAGAATATGCAACAAAATTATGGGTTAAACAATATCACGAAAGAGCAGAATTAGCATTAAGAAAATATATAGATACACAAGATGCTTCAATATTAGAACAAGCAAAAAGATATGCAGATTCTGCAATAGGAAGTCAAGATTTTTCACAATTTGCTAAAATTTCAGACTTACAAACATTAAATAAAAATTTAACAGCAAAGATTAATAAAGTAGCAACAGACCAAAAAGCATATACAGATTCAAAGATAAAGCAGGTTGTATCAGATTCAAATGCTAATTTTACAGAGTTAGAAAATGCAATAAAAAGCACAAATAAAAATGTGTCTAACTTAAATACAAGTTTGAATAATAGTGTAACAAATATTAATAAAAGTATAAATGGCATAAATTCAAATATAGATAAACTTTTTCAATCTGTCAGTAGTGGAAAAGGCTTAATAGCAGGGGCTATTACTGACAAAGGAATTAAAACCTCTGCTAATGATAGCTTTTCTACTATGGCAAACAATGTAAGAAAAATACAGACAGGATTAGATACATCAGATGCTACAGCTACAGCAGGCGATATATTAAGAGGAAAAACTGCATATGTTAATGGTAAAAAAGTATATGGAACTTTTGTTTATAGTGGCAATAGTGGTAACCAATTTAATCCAGATAACCCTTATCCTATGACTGGAAATGCTGAACTTGTTTATGAAGAATCGGAGGATAGACCTCAGGTTTACGCAGGCGTAAAGAATAGTAAAATTGATTATAACTGGGTAACTGTAACTGGAGATGGAAATGTTATGGTTATTTATAATAAAAACACTCAAACGCTAGAAACATATTACAGAATGAGCAGTGATGGAACTTTTGGAAAAGTAGAAAATCAATATGGAGAAGTAAAAACACCAGATTTCAAATTAATTGATTTGGGAATACCTGAGGACATTATAAATAATTATAACGTACTAGAAATTTCATGTTCAAGAATGAATTCTGACGAAAATTATAGTGGATATGAATGTAAATTAGCAATACTTATGAGCCAAAAAGAAGCAAATAACCCAAATGGAGCTGTAAGAGTATATGTATTTACTTTAACTACATCTTTAAACAGTGGTTCTTCTGTAAAGATTCTTGCAAATGAAACTTACGAAGCAGGGGTAGAAGGAAGTACATCACAAGAAACTATGTATAAAAGATGGCTAATTATATCTGAGGTTATAAATTATTCAGCTGTCAGTCCAAAAATAACTTGGAGCCCATATTCAAATAAACTTGCTGTAACATATCAAAAGGCAAACAATGGTACAAATTGTATAACGAAAATATTCGATTTTTCATATTATATTCAAGATACAAATAAAAATGAAGGATACGGATATGTCAGAGAGTTAGATAACATACAAGGTGCTGCAAATGTGACTTTCTTAAACAATGATAGAATTGTTTATTTAAAAAAATATGAAAACTACAATTCAAGCTATGGTTTTTTTGCTATATATTCAGAAAACTTTACAAAAATATCGGAAGTTAAACTGCCATCAGGAGTTAACGTATATGACTCAACTTTAATAACACCAAATGCTCTATATGCCGTTAGCTCAAATCTAATAGAAAAACTTGTAGTTGATTATATTAATGGAAAAGTAGAAGTTGGAGATACAATTTGGCAAGCAAGTAATTCAGAAGAATATATAGCAATGGGTACAATATATGGAGACAAACGAAATATTTTTAGTTTGACTGGCAAATATTTATTTACTTCACACTATGAGTATAAAAATTCTAAATATTATTACAAAGTTTTTTGCTATCAACTTAACTATGAAGGAGCAGAAGTAGTCACAAAATTATATGAACAAGATATTTCAATAACATATACTCCAGACTTAAAAACTATACCAGGTCTTAAAGGCGTATTTTTCGTATCTGGAAGAACTGGAAATGGAGTTGAACCTACACCTTTTGTATATACATATTCAATGATAGGGGTTTCCTTTGATAGGCAAAAATTAATTGGCTTAAAATATAATGGAGACATGTACTATAAAGATTTTTCGAGTGCAGGAAGATTAAGTGCTTTGGCTACAGATGTTAAATCTGGCAAAACGTTTGTTGGAAATATGGGAGTAGTAGAAACAGGAACATTAAATGTACAGGAGGTGCAATAATGAGTGATATAAGAAATTTAGTAAAAATGAAAGAATTACAAGATATGTTCTTTTATACATTTGGAATAGTACCACTTCAAAACTATGGAGTTGTTGGAGATGGAACGACAGACAATAGATTAAATATACAACAAGCTATATATGATGCAATAGAAATAGGTGCAAAATATATATTTGTACCAAAAGGAGAATATTACTATTCAAATACATTGTTTAGAGCAAATGAAGTAATATTTGTTGGAAATAATGTAAACTCCAAAATAGAAGGAATAGAAATAAGACAGTTTCCAGAATTATGGAGTGAATCACAAGCTACAACACCTGCTTTAATGCCTATTGCAGGAGTTGTAATTTATGCAGGTAAAGGTAACGTTCCTTCAAATTATTTAGAGTGCAATGGACAAGCTGTTAATACTATAGATTACATTGCTTTATATTCTAAACTAAATAATATTGTTGTAAATGAAGATACTAACTTGCCTGAAACTTTTAATATACCTAATTTAAGTACAGGGCAAGAAAATACCAAATATATTATAAGAGCTAAATAGGAGGTGTAATATGGCTACAATAAGTAAAACTACAGTAAGACAAGTATTAGATGATATTAAAGTAAGATTACCACATGAATACAGCGAAGAAAGTTTATTCTTATGGATAAATGAAACAATGAAAAAAATATATAAAGACTTAGCAATACAAGAGTTTTATACATTTACTACAAGTGCTAATCAAGAGTTATATTCACTTCCAGAAGATTGCCAAATAGAAATGATTACAGGGGTAACTATCTCAAATAATGAAAAAGACCAAAATAATAAGTATGAGTGGGGTGGATTTAGTAAGCTAAGACCATATATGCCTAATCAAAAAATGAGTGAGCCTGGATATTATGACGGAAGAGAAGGCTTAATAGGTATATATCCTGTGCCACAAGGCGTTAGAAAAGTAGACATTTATTACAGAAAAAAGCCCAAGATGGTTACTTCTTTAGATAATTACATAGAATTAGACGACAATTATATAGATTTAGTTAAATATAACATCATGTCTATTATAGCAATGTCAGGACACAATCCAGATGTAGAACTAGCAAATGAATATATACTTTTATATAACAATTTAGTACAAAAAGCTAATGAAAATAAATATGAACAGCAACCAGGTTATCCAATTATAAATAGATTATACAAATTTAAAAGGAGGAGATAATATTGCAAACTAACCCATATTTACAAAATGTGCAAGTAAAGAGTAGTAATCAAATTAACTATTTATCTGGTGGTATAAGTAATATTTATCCTCCACAGGCAATACAAGACGATGAGTGCCAAGATATGCATAATATGTGTTTAGACAATTATCCCGCAATAAGAACTAGTATCGGAAGAACAATGGTAAAAAATCCAGGATTAAAAGGTGCAGATATTAAATATTTTGGAGTTGCAGGAATAAAATATTTATTTTATATACAGGGAACACAATTAAAAGATATGCAAGGTACAGTAATAGCAAATAACATTGTAGGAAATAAATTTAATCATGTCTATTATGCAGATGGGAACAACGAATATATGATTTTATATGGAGATGGTGTAACACCAACAAGACACAAGTTGCCATTATCTTCACTTAATACTCCTGAAATAGTACCACTTCCAAAAGATAATGATAAAAAAGATATTGTCTTTGAACATATGTGCTATCACAAAAATAGAATGATGGCTAGCAAAGGAAATATGTTGTACTTTAGTGCGTTACAAAATCCTATGGACTGGACTAGTACAGAAAACAGTAGAGAAGATAGAGTACCTAACTGTAATCAAATAACAGGATTGGTTTCTTTTGATGATAAATTAATTGTATTTTCGCAAGAAAACATGCATTTATATTATGGTTCAAATGTTATGGCAGGAAAAGCAGATTCTTACACTTGTGTTTCATTAGACAATAATATTGGCTGTTATGACCAGTGTACATGTAAAGTACATAATTCAATGCTTTATTGGTTGTTTGGTCGCTCTATTTATGAATATGATGGAAGTTCAATAAGACAGATAGAAGAACCAACTGGTAATAATAGCGTGACAGGAGGAATAAAGCAATATATTTATGGAATTACGATAAATGAAGCTAGAAATATAAGTGTAGCTGCAAGTGAAAATAAAGTATATTTTTGGTTTCCAGATTATAAATTCTTTTTAATATTTGACCAAAGATTAAGAAAATGGACTAAAGAGTTACAACCAATTAATAATGAAGATGAATTATATTACACAACAATATGTGATAGTTATAACGATTTAAACTTTAGTCAAACTCCTAATCCAATCTATGGTTTAACAGCAAATGGAACTATTTATGAACTTACAGGAGGAAAAAGAGAAGCAAATGTATACACAAGAACATATGGAGCAAATGAGTTTGTAGATGGTAACAATGTTACATACCAAGAACTTATACCATTTTATATGAAAACAAAAGAATTTAAAAATGGTGTATTAAGTAAGAAAAAGTCTTTGTCTGCATTGTGGTTTAATTATGATTTGGCAGAAAATGCAGAAGTTAATATAAAAGTAATTACAGATAGCAATAAAACTTATGAAAAGAAAAAAGCCTTAAGCCCAGGTAAAAATAAAACAGAGTGTGTTCTTATTCCAAATGACATGCAAAATGTAAATAGTTATACTTTTGAAATTTCAGGAAAGGGAGATTTTACTTTGTATGCAATGGAAAGAATAGATAGGACACATTTAAGATAATGTATTTTAGAAGATATTCTAAAAACTCAGATACATTAAAAGAATGGGCAAGGCAACTAAATGTAGTCAACAAAGGAAGTTACCAATTATATCCTACTGTAGAATCTACATTATCACATTGGAAAAGCATTTTAAATAATGCTGTAGGAGTAAATACATTTGATTTAAGTAACAATGCAGATTCTACAATTAATAATTGGAAAGAAAAATTAAATGGAATATATAACAAGTGAAAGGAGCACAAATATGCCAAATACGTTTTTACAAACAAATAGAGTTATGCAGGCAACAAGTAATCCACAGCAAAACATAAATAGTGTTAATAATACTAATACATCTCCTGTACAGCAAAATAATACCGTACCACAAGCACAGCAAACTAGTAATCCAATAACTCCAATAACAATTCCAATACAATTGCAACCTGAAATAGCACAACCTAATAATAATCAATTTGCTCAATCTGCAAATCAAGTTATGACTGGTCTTAATAATGGTATAAATGGATTACAACAGCAAGCAAGTACAGCACCTAGACCACAAGCATATAATCCGCAAAATACTAACACAAATGTAATAGATTTTAACCAAATATATAATAGCTATACAAATAAGTTTGGAAATAACAAACAAACATCTCAAAATTCAAATACTGGAATAGGAGCAAGTGGGATAAAGAAAACTAGTGTTGGAAGTACAATTGTTACTCCTACAATTTCAAATATAAACTCTGTAGAAGGACAATATCAAAGTGCATATTCAGATACCATTAACAGCTTAATTAGTGAAATGCTATCACAAACAAATAAAGGTTTTCAATATGACCCAAACCAAGATGAAGCATTAAAGCTTGCTACAGAATATGCTGCAAATAGTACATTACAGAGTTTGGCAGGTTCAGGCGTTCTAAATTCTACCTCAACAAATGAAAGAGTAGCAAGAATTGTATCTGAATTAATCCCTCAATATGAAGAAAAAGCACATGACCGTTGGATTGAATATTTAGGAAATTTAGCAGATACCGCACAACTAGTAATGAATTATGACTCTCAACAATTTGAACAGTGGAAAGACGCTAAAGATAGAGAATTCGAGAATAAAAAGTTTGAGTATCAAAAGAAACAAAACGAACTTGAAAATGCTTGGAAAAGAGTAGATGAGTTAGGTTATGTAGATAACGAAGCTGCTAAAATTTTAGGTGTGCCAGTTGGAACATTGTCTGGAGAAGCAAGACTTGCTAAAGAACAACAAGAATTTGAGCTTAAGAAAATGCGAGAACAATTAGAATTACAATATGAAAATGATAAAGCTTTATATCAATTAAGAAATGAATTAGACAAAGAAATGGCAGATTATGAATATAACTTAAAAAATAAATATGATAAAGAAATGATGAACTATGAATATCAAATGCAGTCAAAATATGGGTCAAGCTCAAGCTCTAGTAAATCTAATTTAAGTACATATAAAGACATTATAAATAATAGATATTCAGTATATGATGATACTACTAAACAATATACAATAGACAATTCACAAAAGCCAGAAGTTTGGGATTATGTAACAAACGAATACACAGCCGGTCGTCTTAATGATAATGACTATGCTTATTTACTAGCAATGTATGGTTTAAGTGAGCCAACAGACGAAGATAGATTATGGGCAGCAAGAAAAGAATATCTTGACAGTTTATAACAAGGAGGTGCAATATAGTTGATTATAGATGAAGAAGAAAGAAAAAAACGTTTAGAACGTGCAAGACAAATATCTAATTCTATTAATGCTAGGAAAAATACAGTTGATAATTCCAATATGTATACTAATCAAGAATATATTAATAGATTTAATAGAGCAAGAGAAATTTCAAATAGTATAAATCCTAGAAAGAATAATACAATAAGAACTGTTTCTCAAGAAGAATTAGCAAAGTCAGAAGAAAATGGTAAATTTTTTATGGATTTAATTGATAGAAATGTTAATTCTGACGATAGCGAAAAAACAACTCCTATTCAAGAAACAGAAGTATCTAACAATCCTGCAGAAAACCAAAATGAAGTTAATGTAAATAAATTAACTCCTGAACAACAAAAAGAATTACAAAATAAAGTAAAAGAAGCATCTAATGTACAAGCTCCTAATTCTAAAAAAACAGAAATTAGTATTATTAATAATGCAAAAGAAAAAAAGAACTGGTTTCAAGCAAATGAACTTGAAGATGGTTACCAATTTGGAGATATATCTAAAACTATTTTAGGTACAGGAACAGATATAGTACAAGATTTAGCAACTGGTATTTTATCTCCTATAGAAAATGTTTTTGATATTGGTACAAACGTAGTAGCTACTGTGCAGAATATTTTAGGATTTAAAGATGCTGCGAAGAAAACAAGAAACTTCGCAGATAAAAATATTACGCAAAATGTTACTAGTAAAGTGGCAAATGCCAGTACTGTAGGTATGTTATACAACTTAGTAAACGGTACTCCAGAAAAAGTAATTAATCCAGCAGGAATAACTTATGATAAAGATAAGAATATTGTTGAAAATTACGCTAGTGGACTAAATCAATTTATTAATGAAACAGGAGAAAAGCAAGGATATGAAAACTCTTCTGTTCTTGGAACTAATACAGACCAAGTAGTGGAGCTATTTGGTTATACATTAGGCTTGTCTGGAATAGGAGGTAGTTTATCTGCTAAAACTGGAACTAAAACAATAGGAAGTTCTAAACTAGGTGCTAATTTAAGTGGTGGTAATATAGGTTTGAGACTTGGTGGAAAGACTTTAAATTTACCAACATTAGCAATTGCAGGAGGTATGGCAGGTGGATTGCAAGAAGCTAATAGCAAGCCAAATGTATCGGAAGTTGAAAGATGGACAAAAGCATTTATAAGTGGAGGTGTTGAAGGAACTACAGAAGGTATTTTTGGAGTTCTTGGAGTTGGTGGAAATGAGATAACAGATGAGTTTGGTAAAAAACTTGTGTCAAAATTCACATCAAAAGCTGCAAAAACACTAGCTAATTTAGGCGTTAAAATGACTGGAGAAGCTGCAGAAGAATTTTTGTCTTATACAGGAAACTTCTTTGCAGATAATAGAATTATTGACAAGCTTGGAGAAGCAGATTTTCACTATGATTGGAATTGGGCAGATGTATTTGAACAAATGACATTAGCTGCTTTAAGTGCTGGTTTAGGTAGTAGTACAGCAATGATAATAAATTCAAACTCTGCTACTAAATCTGCAGAAGAACAATTAGGAAGAGAACTAACACAAGAAGAAAAGAAAATTGTTACTAAAGCTGTAGTAGATGATTCTTTAAATAAGCAAATAGAACAGATGTACCAAAATGAAGATATTCCACAAAAGCTTTATGTTTCAACATTTAATCCAGATGGAACTATAGCAAATGTGGAAGAAACTAGAGGAAAATCTATAAACAATCCAAATAAAAAGGTTAATGTACAACCTGCTATAGTAAAAACTGGCAATGATATATATACAGTAATAGATACTGAAACAGGTTTAAGATTAGATACTACACCATACAACTCTATGCTAGCTGCAGAAGCAGGTTTTAATAGTAAAATGATTAACTTAAAAGAAAGAGACATCACTGCTATTAATAAAAAAGTCGCTATGTCAGATTATTCTGTAAGAGATGCATTATTAAATACTGCCTATACAATACAAAATGATATTGTACAAAGAAGAAATACTGCTCAAACTTTCCAGAATAATAATACAGACGTTCAAAGTAATGAAACACAAAATATGTCATCTCAAAATGATAATGCCGTTAAAACTAATTCTGACGTTTCTCAGACGAATATGTCTATAACTCCAGACATAATTGAAAGTAATTCGGAATTGAAACAAGATGTACAAACTATGGCTACAAACTTCTTAGATGATTTATCTAATTCTACACCAGGTCAAAGATACAAAACTGGAGATACTTGGACAGGACAGAAGAGAAGTACGACAAAAGAATTAGTAGCAATTAAAGATAATACTAGGGCTTCATGGAATCAAATATCTCAATCATTAGAAGAAATCTCAAATGGCAATATAACTACTCCATTGTCAAGAAAAATAGTTGCATACATAGATTCTGCATTAACAGATGGATATAGAAATATTTATGGACAAGATGTGCTACCAAGTGAAAACTATGTAAATACTAAAAAGAATTTAGGTTTATATAAAGAAGCACAAAAAGATAGTAGTTATGGCGTAATAGATGACGAAGATGCTAGAGTATTCGGAGAAAAAAGAAATAGAAGAATTACCAATACAAATTTAACAAGCAATACAATTATAGACGAAAAAATCCGTAATATTGTTAAATATAATCCTGATGGAAGAGAAATAACTGACGAAAATTATATAGCCTTTATGGTTGAAAGATATAAAGACAATAAAAATATTTCTGGAGTTATTACCGATACGAAGTATGTTAAAAGTTTAAAAGACAAAACAGAAAAAGAAATTTTAGATAGTTTGTATGATGAGATTAAGGAAAAAAACTTTAAAATAAATAAAACATTATTA